ACAACGTTCAACTACCTGGCGGTATCACGCTTAATGGTAGAGAATTGTATACAGACGCATTAGGCGAGATTGAGAAAATCGAAAGCGAAGTTCTCAGTAAGTACGCCATTCCACCTATGGATATGATCGGATAAGATGCCTACTAGTCCCTATTTTCCAACCTACTATTCAGGACACAGTGGCGAGCAAGGTCTCGTCCAAGATCTTGTGGACGAACAAATTAAATTGTTCGGAACAGATATTTACTACATCCCAAGAATAGTTCTACAAGATAGCACTCTAGATGAAGTTAGATACTCCAAGTATCAAGAACAATTTCAAATTGAGATGATTCTGCAGAACGTCATGGGTTTTGGTGATAACGCAGAATTTATTAGTAAGTTTGGTTTAAGAATTACAGACGAAATTATCTTCCGAGTATCTACTAGGAGATGGGACGAAGAGGTAGCAGAGCACAGTCCAAGTTTAACAGTAACTTCTAGACCAAATGAGGGAGACTTATTGTACTTCCCATTAACAAAAGATATCTACGAGATTAAATTTGTTGGTAAAGAAGAACCATTCTTTCAGTTTGGTAAGATCCAATTCTATGCTATTACTGCTGAGATCTATGAGATCGGTAGTGATGACTTTGATACTGGAGTTGAGGAGATCGATGATGTTGAAATAACGTTTGCAAGTAGCATCAAACTCTTTATGGATCCTGGTGGATCTGGAGACTTTACTGTTGGAGAAGAGATTGTTGGTGATGAGTTCCTAGCGAAAGCAACAGGAACAACTGATGGTGATGCTGTAGATAGTATCACTATTACAGATGGTGGATCACATTATAAGCAAGCAACTCCACCTACAGTTACTATTACCGGAGGTGGTGGAACAGGTGCTACTGCAACTGCTGCGGTTAGTTCCACTGGTCTTGTTAATAGTATTTTGATTACATCAGGTGGAACTGGATATACTAGTGCTCCTACTATCACTATTGATTACTCACCTAAGGACAATAGAGCAGAAGTTAAGTCTTGGGATAATACAATCAGAGCTCTGGAAGTATACAATAGAACAGGAACCTTTACTACTGCTGAAGTAATTACTGGTCTAACTTCAGGTGCCAAGTGGAGTCCAGAGACATTTGACACTCTAAATAATACGAACAGTAACTACGATCAAAATAGACAGATCGAAGATTCTGGTGATGAGATTATTGATTGGACAGAAGGTAATCCATTTGGTGAATTTGGTAACTTTACGGATAGCATCTAATGTTAGGATCACATTTTTATAACCAAATAGTTCGCAAGAACATTATTGCGTTTGGTACGCTCTTCAATAATATAACAATGAAGAGTTCTGATCCTGATACAGGAGAAATTTTAGAGGAAAGTAAAGTTCCTCTTGCCTATGGACCCAAGCAAAAGTTCTTGGTTCGTATTGGAGAGAATGCTGTTTCTTCTAAAGTAGCAATTACTCTGCCACGTCTATACTTTGAGATGACCGGAATTGATTACGATTCTTCCCGTAAGACATCACCAATTCAAAAATACAAAACTATCATTGATGGTAATGGTGGCGAAGTTAGAGTTCAATATGTTCCTGTTCCTTATAATATAAATTTTGAACTAGGAGTTATTGCCAAATCTCAGGATGATGCTTTACAGATTGTAGAACAAATTCTGCCATATTTTCAACCATCTTTTAGTATCACTCTCAACATGATACCAGACATGAATGAAAAACGTGATATTGCTATCGTATTAAATGGTATTAGTGGAGAAGATGAGTGGGATGATAGTTTTCTAGAACGTAGATATATTACATACACGCTACAGTTCACTATGAAATCATATCTATATGGTCCATATAACACTGCAGATGTCATCAAAAAAGCAATCATCCATGAAACTTTGGGTGATCTTGATGTCGGTCGTAGAACTATTACAAGAACATATACACCCAAAGCACTTACCGATATTAACACTGATGGCGTTATCGATGTAAATGATGATGCCTTAGTTGATGCTGGTGATGACTTTGGATTTAATGAAGGAATTCAATTCTTATGAGTAACCTAGAAGATAACATGGAGGAAATCCTCAACATTAGTGCTGAACCTGTTGAGGAATCCAAACCATCTAAACCACAACCACCTAAGGTTGATGCTGAAGATCGTGAAAAAGATTACAGATATACACGTACTGAATTGTACTCCCTCATAGACAAGGGTCAGGAGGCGGTCAACGGGGCGTTAGAGGTCGCTCAGGAGTCAGGGCACCCTAGAGCGTATGAAGTCGCTGTAGCGGCAATGAAGCACGTTGCAGACATGACTGACAAACTTGCTGATCTTCATAAGAAGATGAAGGATCTTGACGAGGATAAGAAAGGTCCATCCAAGGTTACCAACAATGCTATGTTTGTAGGATCTACAGCAGAGCTTCAGAAGATGCTTAAGGATATGAGTGGTGGCAAACGATAAATAAATCAGAGGTGTGATCTAGATGGCACAATGGAATAAGGATGCTCAAAGTTATAGAGCACAGGACACAACAAATTTTGAAGTAGCGATGCTTGCCACTAAAGATGGCACAGTTTGTGATGAAAACAATCCCCTTCCTGTTAAAGGAAATACTGATGCTTTTGGAAGAACAAGAGTATCAAGTCCATTAACTTTATTTGATTCTTCACACAGATTTGCCGACAATAATCTTTGGAGCACGGCAACTGTAACTGGAGGATCTACCAGTTTTAATGCTAGTCAAGGATTAGTTGATTTAACAGTAGCTACTGTAGCAAACGCAGAAGTAGTTAGAGAAACAACAAAGGTATTTTCTTATCAGCCAGGAAAATCTCTTCTTGTAATGAGCACCTTTGTTCCAGCAACACCACAAACAAATCTTCGCCAGAGGATTGGATATTATGGTGATAGTAATGGAATGTATTATCAACTAGATGGATTAACTCCAGCATTCGTAGAAAGAACTTTAGTTACTGGATCAGTAACAGAAACTCTCATTAGTCAAACTGGTGGTGTTTATGGTGCTGGCGATACTGGATGGAATGGAGATAAACTAGATGGAACTGGTCCATCTGGTCTCACACTATCAAAAGATAAAGCACAAATTCTTTGGATGGATATTGAGTGGTTAGGTCTTGGATCTGTAAGAATGGGATTTGTTATTGACGGTCAATTTATTACTTGTCACACATTCCACCACGCAAATAGAATGTCATCTACTTATATCACAACTGCTTCATTACCTGTACGATACGAGATTAAAAATATTGGTGTTACTGCTGGCGGCACTTTAAAGCAGGTTTGTTCCACAGTCATTTCTGAAGGTGGTTATGAGCTTCGTGGATTACAACAAGCAGTTGGAACACCAATTCTATCTCCAAGTAATTTAGCTGACAAAGGAATATACTATCCACTAATTTCATTAAAGTTAAAAACAACTCGTTTAGATGCTGTAGTAATTTTAACAGCATTATCAATATTGGGATTGGGAGATAGCACATATAATTGGCAAGTAATAGCAAGCGGATCTACTACTGGTGGAACATGGGTAAGTGCTGGCACAGATAGTTCAGTAGAATATAATATAACTCCAGCAAGTATCACGGGCGGAAGAATTTTAGCAAGTGGTTATATAGATAGTAGTAAAAATAATATTGGATCAATAGATATTCTTAAAGAAGCATTATTCAAATTTCAATTAGAAAGAAATGGATTAACTGGAACTCCATTAGAATTATCTATTGTTGCTACTTGTGATAAAGATGATAAAGATGTTCACGCTTCTATGGACTGGGAGGAAATCAGTAGATAACTAAATAATATAGTAAACCCTCGTCGGTTGTTATGAGAGATTTTAGAGAATTAAAAGAACTCTGCGAAGCTAAGCGTGGTTTGTATGCAAACATTCACGCAAAGCGAAAACGAGGAGAAGCACCAGCGAAGTCAGGTAGTAAGGACTACCCCGCTAAGGATGCTTTTCAAAAGGCGGCGAGGACTGCCAAAGAAAGTTTTGAACTCACCACAGAAGCAGCCTGGACAAAAAAGTCAGGCAAAAACAAAGAAGGAGGTCTCAATGAAAAGGGACGAAGATCTTATGAGAAGGAAAATCCAGGATCTGACCTTAAGGCACCAAGCAAAAAGGTTGGAAACCCCCGTCGCGCATCGTTTTGCGCTCGAATGAAGGGCATGAAAAAGAAATTAACCAGTAAAAAAACTGCTGGAGACAAGGATAGTAGAATCAACAAATCACTACGTAAGTGGAATTGCTGACACACTTGTTAAAAGTATGTTAAAATAGAGCAATTTTACTCACACGATCTATAATTATATTATGAGTTCTGATATGACAATGCGTTTAAACGACAGCGACATCACACGTTTAGTTAAAGCTTGCCGTCTCTACCAAGAGAAGACAGGTTCTGAGTGGATGTGGGACGAGTATAATGATCTAATCAATAAACTCAATACTTACAAAGAACAATATTCTGTATCAAAATGAAAACTTTAATCACGTTTCTGGTTGTGTTATTTTTTGCTGCTCCCGTGTGGGCGGTAGATGTATCAATGGGTGCTAATGGCAACCTAGCATTCTCCCCGAATGAGATCACAATCTCAGCAGGAGACACAGTTCACTTCATCAATGAATCACTACCTCCTCACAATATTATTGTTGAAGCACGTCCTGACCTGTCTAGAGAAGCATTGCTGTTTGCTCCAGGAGAATCACAAGACGTTGTATTTGCTGACGCAGGAGACTATAACTTCTTCTGTGGTCCTCACCAGGGCGCAGGTATGACTGGTGTTGTTCACGTAAATTGAGAGACTATAATGAACTGGTCTCCAGAATTAAAAAAACGATATAACTTTGCTTTATCAGCATTTTCAAGAATGTATGGTACAAGACATATCACAATGGAGATGATGCACTTCAGTTATCAATGGGCAGATTCAGGAAATAATCATCCCGAAGGAACATTAACTAATATCGATTTTTATTTCCGAGACTTATGGATAAACACAAAAAAGATATAAAAGTAATACCATCAATGATAATTTTAGGTGGTATTGTCTTTTATGTTATCTGGGGATTTAACAACGCTTACACACTATGATGTTACAATTTGCTAGATT